ATGAACCTACACTAAAAATTGAACTTCCTGAAGGAATAGAAAGTGCTCCTGTTATACTGCCTGTATATTTTTGATTTATAAACTCAGGACTATCAAACATCAATGACCCTGTTCCATATACAGTTCCAAAATCATATGCAGGTCTTGCCCAACGTAAAGTCTCCATTATTTTTATACCCATAAAATCACACCAGCTACCATGATTCTTTAGAGTTGTCCACTTTTGGGTAGTAACAAAACCTATTTCACCCGCATCAGGGAAAGTATCATCAGTTCTCTCAATCATCCAATCTACTGGTTCTGCATTAAAAGTCTCAACTTGTCCTACTGATTCTCCGCCATAGTCATCCCACATTTTAGCTTTAATAACACTTCCTGATATCTCTGCAGTTATATAGTGTACGCCAGTAGTATTAGGAACAGATACACCTACACCTAATGCAGTAGATGAGCCATCTTCCCATTTAGTTATTTCCATTACATCTGCGCCATTTTTAGAAATCATATATCCAGATGATCCGCTCCATCTTAATACTAAAGAATTATTACGACCTGTTCCTCCTGATGATCCCTGAGAAGATCTCATTAACACAGTTGCGTCAGCTATACTAGCACTTGCAGGATTAAATCTCATAATAGTAGGAACTGTGCCAGTATATATTGAACCAGTGGCCCGTAGCATCACTCCTTTTCCTTGCCACATTTCACCTACTTTACCCGTTACAGGAGCATCAACATCTGCTGCAGTAATAATAGAAGCAGACATCTGAGGTACTCCTGAAAGTCTTGTCCATTCTGTTGGTTCAATTCCAGGTAATGATCCTGTTGCGTGATTTCTAAAATCACTTACTATATCAAATTGTGTTGGAATTGCTTGAGGTGTTCCTCCTTCGCCATCTACAGATATTACATCTAAATCAGCATAATTTGCGATATTCCCACGTACCATAAATCCTAAAAGATCATGTTGATAAGGAGAACTATCCGTTGTTTCTAACATCCAATCATCAGGTTCATTTAATTCAAAATCCCAAATTTTAGCTTTTAGATTACTCCCAATCATCTGTAATCGCATATCATACCAGCCATATCTACCTGTTGGGAAATCCTCTATGGTAGTCAGTGCTTCACTAGACCCTGTTGTATATTTAATAATAGAAATTGAACCAGTCCAATGTGGTACTAGTATTAAGCCATACCCTTCCAAGTCATTCGATGGAACTGTAGATCCTGATGCTCTTATCATTGGTCCAAAAGATGACTGCAAAGTTTGTGTATGTGTTCTCATCCTAACTATCATATCCACATCAATGCATCTTATAGGTGTAGTATCTTCTGCAGTATCCCATACTTGATAATCATTAGAAACCCAAGGATCCACATTTATAAGTACTTTTCTATTATTGGAACCTGTGCCTGTTGCGCCTCCTGCAACTGCTCCCAAAGAACCTGAAGGTGTTACCATATTGAAATCTTTTACTCTAACTTGTGCAGGAAGACTCTCAGATATATTATACCAATTAACGGGTTCTTCTTCTGCGTCATACTCTGACATATCAGAGTAATAAATCTTTAATACTGGAGGTACAGGTTCTGTTATATCAAATGGATCACTAAGAGCAGTATTTTTCATAGGACAATCTGCTTGTAATATATAATCCAATCCCGCTATATTCAAACTTAAATCATCAAATGTAGCAACACCATTAATCATTTCGCGTGTTAATGTGCCAGACAATACATAGCCAACTGGAGGGTCAGTATCTGGGTTATCATATACCTTAATAGTAACTTTAGTTCCATTAAAACTGGTAACTACATCGTCATTTTCATCTACTACTGCAACTTCAATATCAGGAGTAATTATATCATCTACTTCTGTATCAGTAGGATGTACAATAAATTTTAATATTCTTGTGGGATTAACAATGGGATCAGGTAAATTCTCTGTAACCGCATTAACTGTAAGAGGTACAAAACATTCACGTGTACGTTTTATTAAATAATTTTTTTCTACAAATAAAAAACCAGGACATGACGTAAGTACCTTATCTCCATGGTACTTTAAATTCACTCTCGGATCTATTTGCAACCCTTTTACCAATGTACATATGACCTTAACTAATGTATCTAATTGTACACTAGGTAATTTCTGTGAATCAAAATCCCCCGCAACTGCTATATGTACATAATCTTTTCTTAAATCGTCTGTCTCACCTATGCCAGCGTAAAAATGAGTATCATGAGAAAGCATTCTTATAACTGGCACATTTCTTAAATATTGAAATTTATTAGCCGCATAAATCCAACGTGGAGTTAAATCAACAGTTCCATCTCTATTGATATAAATATCGTAAGGTGATCCAAAAAAGTTAACTGTAGTATTGTAATCTTTATTAAGAACATCACCAGCAGATGTTTCCACATCTTTTGTGTGATGTATCATTATTTTCTTTATGTCAGAGTTTGTGCGCTTTTTCAAAATCAAATTCCGTTATGCTGACGTTGTAGAATAAAATAATCTAATAGTAAAAGATTCAGCAGGTCCTGTAACTAAATTACCTGTTAATTTTCTTGCAATTAAAACACGCGTTGTAGAACCCCCTCCTCCACGAGTTACTAACCCACACTCTTTAATAGTAATACTGCCGGCAGAACTATTTGTAAAAGTCCTTGTAACTTCAAAAGTATTTGCTTCCCCACTTGTTTCATACCCACTAGTTGAACTTATTACACTGTGTTCAAGTTGTCCTGCGCCTGTGCCTTCTTCCACTACTGCTACCATATTCCAATCATCTATATCCACTGCCTGATCTGATGTACCTACTACAATACCATAACCATCTTCTGCAGCAGGTGCGTCAAAACGATGGTGAGTAGCTTGATTTCCCAAAGCTATACTGCCAGATGATGTACTTCTCGCACTCCAGGATGCAGCATTATTATATGCATTAAAATAAAGCATGCTTAGCCCTTTTACAAAGCTTTGAGATACATCAAAATAATAATTATAAGTGAATTTTATGGCCTGTGTATCTAATACAATTACATCAATGTTATTACCATCCTTATTTATGATATCTCTTGCTATATGAAATGCATACGTGTCCCAAACTGTGTAAATTGCAGGATATAATCCTGTCTCACGTATAGTTATAGAGCCTCCTGACGAGTTAGTATACGTCTTATGCATAGATGTTCTATAACTACCCCCCTCTAATACAGGAGTATTAAGAGTCATGGCACCCATTACAAGTTCTCCAGTACCTGTACCTGATTCAATTCTATCATCCAGTTTATACTGTCCTTCAGTAATAGAGCCAGTACCTGTACCTACTACTATACCACCATTCACATTTATACCGGCATTGCAAACCCCATTTTGACTAGCTATAGTTTGGCCTCCTGGTAATCCAGAAGTTATTAAACCTCCATCAATTTTTTGTAACCCATATGCATAAGTAAAATGACCTCTAGCATACATATGTCTAATGAAATTTCTAACATAACTTCGCATGGGGAATTGAAAATCCTTAACAACTTTTTCTTTTTTATCCGTCACTCTTACTTCTATATAATCATCTTTGTCGTCTGCTGGTAACGTGCTCATTTTTCTAGCCTTCACCTTACCATGCTTATCATACTGGATAATTTCAATCCCTGATAAGAGTTTGTGACTATTTTGATGTGACATGTAATGCTCCTTATTAAACTATTTCATATTCAACATTTATAAAATTATTCGAGCCGCTAGAAAGACTGGAATAAAGCGGCGGACTAAGTGGGCCTACAGGACTGTATTCTACATCTTCTCTAAACATCGGTACAATATATACAGCTCTTATTTCAATAGCTTCTGTTATTTCCATAGATAAAACTGGGTCGTAAACCAAATCATTAGTGCCGTCATCATAAATAATTCTCCATACATTAAATGTTTTACCATCATATAATACTGGAGCTTCAGCTACAATCGTATTTCCTTCAACAATAGTGCGTATAAAAGGTGTAAGTTCTTCTATATCATCAAATGTAATATTAACTACACCTGTACCTTCTTCAGGATCAACACCAATCTCATATGATACATCTGGGGCACCAAAATCCGCTTCAAATTCAAAATCAGTAGCCATATGCTAAAATACTTTCTAAGATGGTAAAAACGCAGTTACTAGAACCTCATAAGTAATTACCTCTTCTATTATTTCTTCTGCCGGAGGAGTTGGAGGTGCTGTGACTATAAGAGGTATAAATGCATCTTTTGTTTGCTCTATTATGTACGCTTTTTCTGGGAACAAAAAACCTGGGCATGATGTAACTGCCTGATCCCCATGATAATATAAATGCACTCTTGGATCTATTTGTAATCCTCTTACAAAAATCCTCACAACTGTTAAAAGACTGTACAACTGTATTTTTAGAGGAGCTTGCGAATCAAAATTTCCTGCAACTGCTATGTGTACGTAATCTTTTCTCATTGCTTCCGTCTCACCAATACCCGCATAAAAATGTTTTGCATAAGAAAGTATTCTTATGGGATGTACATTTCTTAAATACTGAAATTTCTCATTGGCATAAATCCAACGAGGTGTCAAATCTATACTACCGTTCTTATTGATATAAATATCATAAGGTGACCCGAAAAACTTATTTGTAGTATTATAGTCTTCATTAAAAGACTCTCCAGAAGAGGCTTCCACATCTTGTGTATGATGCAGCATTATCCCAACAATGTCATCATTAGTACGTGTTTTCAAAATTAAACCTCGCCCGGTTCAAGAGGTTGTTTCTTATCAAATACTTTTGCGTCTGTTAAATATATTTCGTCGTTATCAGAAAATGTAAGAAGTTCAGGTAATAATTCCCAAGGTTTTCTTCCATAACTTAAATGTAATGTAGTCGTAAAAGAATTTCCAAAAGCTATACTATGATCTACTGTTTCAACATAATATACCATATTCCTTGCAGGTATGTATATAGGTCTTCCAGGATCTATTTCAGGTCTTCCTGCTATAGTAATCTGTCCTTGGTATTTACTAGCTAATAATCTTTTCAAAAGAGATTTTGCAAATATCCTAACAGAATTAGCAGCAGCTTCTCTATTATCTGATAGAAAGATATCACTTGAAGTTGTTCCTGGTTTATTGACAGATTTAGTATTTATAATAGGATTAACCCCTACAAAAATACGTTGCCCATATTTTAATATCGCCCCTTCATCTCTAAAAATACCTGTATAAAAACCTAATTGCTGAATTGCGCCCATGCCAAAATCGGGCTCTGTAGTTACCTGTACTTCAGTAAATAATTCACTATCATCTTCTATGAAACCAAAACTTACTATACTTGCGTTATCCATTACGTACACAGCGGAGTTTTCAGCTCCTAATATCCATGAAGTATCATAACGATAAGGATGAAACCAAATATGCCCTTTTCTATCAGCATAAAAATTGAAAAAACTATCTTCAGAAGCTTTATATGCTACTTCTCTTCTTGTCTTAAAATCTGCTTGAAAGAAACTCCAATTAGTATTCAATGACATCTCATACGGTCTCCATCCTTCTAAAGAAAGATCCCCTTTCCTATATGGATCATGAATATGTACACTATGATCAGTAAATAAATATCCTAATACTTTCCTATAATCTGCTCTTGGTATCTTAAACTTTTTATTACCCTGTGGAATCCATTCCTCTGTAGTAGGGTCATATACTAAATCTTCTTTAAGATCCCCTTTGCTAGATAGCTTATAAAAACCTACTCCATCAATTTTCTGATTAAGATTTTCGCCTTTATTACTTATTGCCTCAGAACCTAAACATAGTAAACGTATTATTTCAGGCGTAGTTAAACCTTGGAATATCTGCCCCCATATATGAATATTCTCATCTCCATACTGCCCAGCTAATAATTGCCTGCCTATTGGTAATGCAGGATTAATGTTAATAATAGATAATCGTAAGTACTTAGTTACATCTTCTCCTTGCACAGTAATAGAATGTTCTCCATTACTATAAGATTGCTGTGCAGCATTTACAACTCCCGTAAATACAGGAACCATTGGAGCGGTATCTGATTCATTAAAAGTACCATCAGGATTAAATCTCGGAGTCATAAATATGATAATCCTATCCATTGGAGATATTCTACATTTTCCTTTTTTATACACTCCCGCGTCGCCTTGTTCATCTGTATCTCTAAACTTCTTATCTGTTAAATCTTTATTATAATAAATACGTGCTGTATATTCTTTTTGAAAAGGTTTTTTTGAATTGTATTCAGATACATTAAAAACATCTGTCAAACCTATACTATCCCCAATATCCGCTAATAATTCTTCTTCCGTAGGAGTATCGGGGAATTTACTTGAACGCATAGATACATATACAATATTACCATTTATATCAAATGCCCATCTTTCTTTTACACTACCATCATGATCTCTAATAAATTGTGTTGGGAATGTTTTATGAGTATCAGGATCTTCTAATACAATATGATAATCATTTGCCCATGCATTATAGTTATCCCATTGATAAAATTCGCCTCTATAAGGCTTATGATCTCTTCTAACGAAAGAATCTTTATTAGGAGGAGATGTTGGGGTTGGGGGAGAAGGTAATAGCAAAGGATTTACACCTATATTTGTACCTTCAATAATGGGCTTATTTATTCTATCTTCGCCGGCTTTTATAATAGGATGCTTCCCACCTTTTGTACCTCTGGAACTTCCAGTTGTTATTTTTCTGTCACTTATCTCTTTTAACTTAGGTATATCATAATCTGGGTCATCTGGAACAATATATTTATTATAAGGATCTCTTAATGTAAGATTAAAAGTGCCAGGACTATTCTTTACGGTCAATGTAATATCTAATGATACAAGTTCTTTTTCTTCATTTATAGTTTCAGAAACTATAATATCATCTTCTATAATTTCCTGACCAAACCCAGGTACAAACATAATCATTGCATTCGGATGAATATGTTTTGTAGAGTCTGCTTTTATAGATTGATTTAAACTATTCTTATCCAACATTACTTAAAATGTACCCTCGTCAAATCTTTCCTTGTTTGTACTACGGCCAGCATCCCACATTTCTTGCTGCGTATCTTGAGTTAATTGATAAATACCCACTTTATCACTATGCTCTATTTTTCCGGTTCTTATTAATATAGAAATCGCCTGCATTATATCATTTCTTAATTTTTTCATAACTGATACATCATCAGTATAATATACTTGCATCAATTCAGTTATGATACGAGTTCTTGGAATTTTCTTATGCTCATATAATAATTTTAATATTTCATTAGGAAGAGATTCTAATTTTCCTAATTGTTCATCATCAGACAATTTACGTAATGTAAAAAACTTACCATACCCTTCTGAAAAATCAAGCCACCAGCTACCCTTTTCTGACTCTATAGCTACACCTATTGGGTTATTCTCAGGTGCTATTTCTAATATTTCATACTCTCTACCTTGTATGAATATTGGCTGATTTCTGTCAGGATCCTCAGGATCAACTCCTGTTACTACAGGTACTAGATAATCCCCTACATTTAAGTTTCTTAAATCTTTCAATGTTAAGGTATCATTTTCATCTGCTGTTATGATCATTGATTCTCGCCAAGGCATCTCAATCTCCTAATTTAATAATTTAACCGCCAGGATTTGCAGGATTTGCATTACTGGCACTACTTCTTAAATATTCTAATCTTAATGGATTATCTGATTCAATTGTTTCTACAACAAATACAAAAGAATAGGTCATCAAATATGGTTTATCCGCTAGTATTTCAGGGCCGTTAAAACTTCTAAAATATCCCGTATAAAAATCTTCGTAAATTGAAAACCCAATTTTATAACTTTGTTTACTCAAAGGAGCGCCATGATCCACTTCATATAATGTGCGTAATGTTCTTAAACTTTGCCACGCACTGGATTTACTAATATCAACACCATCAGATAATACTTGTCCTTTATTTCCTGGATCTACATCATTACTAATATCTCTATGTAAACCTCCTGTTATTCCTTCTACTGTAATCTCAGTAAGTTTTTCTCCCCAGTGCTGAATATCCCAACCCCCTCTTGTTCTAACTTCTGTTATTAACTTTTGTCTGTTAAAAGATATTCTTTGAGGATTTACATAAAATTCAAATACTCTTGGTAATGGCTCTAGTTGAGCTATTTCTACGCCGTCTCTAACTATAAAATATACATTCGTTCCAATGTATACAATATACTTTACCTGGTCATTCTCAGTGTTATTTGTTTCAAAAACAGGTAGAGGATTTATTAAATCATTATCATCAATCTCTCCTAATACATCTTGTGGGGCTAATTGAATATATCCTACTAATCTATCAGATACATTCGCTTGTGACCTATCTATATCAGCATCTGTCTTATTCATTATATATTGCCAAGATTGAATTTCGCGAGTATCTTCTTTAGTATTTTTATCAACTTCATAAGAAACTGGTTGTGGTATTCTGTATAATTTAAAACGTATTCTATCTGCCATTATCCTGTTACTCCTACAATTCCTTCCATTACTATACTTATAGCTCCTTGCTTCACTGCATCCTGTAATGTCTCATTTGCTAATACATCACCTGCAGCATTCATTATAATAATATTTAAGTTGGGTAAATCTTCTTTAGCTACATCTTTAGCTAATAAGTCATCTTTTGTTTTCACATCATGCGCAGGCATCATCATATTTTCAGGTGTAATATTTCCTAAATAAGTACTTGACATAACCTCTTTTAACATATCATCGCCCATCAATCTTTGAAAATAAGGCATTCTTTCTTGAAATTCTCCTTGAGTCATTTCTTTATTTTTTATTCTCTCCATCTCCATATCTATTATGGATTGACGCGCTGCGCCTTCCATCATTTTTCCGCCAGTAGGTAATCCGAGTACATCACCAAAAAGAAATTCTCCTATATCCCCAACTCCTCCGAGTGTGGTAGGCCCGCTTCTTTGATTTTCTATCATTTTAAGTTTATTAACATCACCGAAAGACATTCCTTGATCAAACATATCTACAAGATCTGCTATCTCTATACCTGCCGATAATAAAGCTCCGGCTGTTCCTAATACTTTTCCTCCTCCACGTAAGCCTCTACTAAGAGTTCTACCTACTTTGCCTGTAGTTTTACCTAACAATCCTGAAGTTCTGCCTACTGTCCCTGTTGTTTTACCTACAGTTCCTGTTTCAGATCCCCAAGGCACAAACCCTTCTCCTACAGTGTTCGTTACAGTAGGTATAACTGTTTCTGTAGCAGTGCCTAATATCTTAGGTATTTTCTTCATCAAATTTTTCGTCAGCTTTCTCATTATCAAACCAGACCCTACTATAGTTGCACCTGTCATTATACGAGGATCAATATCTACACCTACATCATCTAACAATTGTTGAGAGTATGTTGTAAATCCTTTAACTAAGTTTTCACCAGTTTCAAAAAGCCCGCTAGTACCTTTTTGAGAAGTTGCATCTAGTGCGTCCTGTATTGTTTTTGTTGTTTTTATAAAATCATTACCATACTTCATATTTCTAAAATTATCAGATATGTCTGTACTTACATCTTTTATTTCTTTTAAATTATTTAATGTTTGTATAAGTTCAGGTGTAATTCCTAATGCTTTAAGTTTTTCAACTCCTCCTGCGTTCTTACTCCATAATTCCATTATATTTTTAGGACTTTGTCCTTGTCCTGATAATCTATGGATCTGCTTTGCGAGTGTATTAATAAGATGTGTTCCACCTTCAGGGCCTGATATTGATTCTTGTGTTATGCCAGGTATTATATTTCTAGCAAGCATATTAGTCTGCAAATCATTTTGGAATTTAGGAACCATTCCAATTAACCCTTGTAATTCATTTACACCTGTCATCGGTTCATAATTTTCCATTATGTTAAGTATTTGATCAATCGCTACAGGCGCAGCTGTTCCTTGTTTCTTATACTGTAAAAGCCCTGAAGCAAAAGTTTCAGTCACTTCTCTTCCTGACATGCTTTTAAGTTCATCACCTGCTATAACTTCTGATGTCAATGATCTATAAAGATCTGTTACTTCTTCTGCATCAACACCAAAAGATTTAAGTTCGTCCCTTAACCTCATAAATCCTGTGACGGATACTCCTGACGCACTTTGTAGGGTAGTAAGTTGTTCTACCAAAGCATTTATTCTTGGTTCAATACCTTGTATAAATTTAGCACCATCTTCCTCAGACATTCCTTCTGGAGTTAAATCTGCAGCTAACTTTCTAAATAGATCTTTCTTCATATTAGCATAATCTTCACCATACTGACTATTGTACTCTAAAGATTTTCCAATAAAGTCTAATTGCATATCTAGTTGTGCTTGATAAAAATTGTCTGTGCCTCCAGGTAATTGACCTAAGCTCATAAACTGCCCCATCTGAGTAGAAGCTAACTTAGTTTGGCGTATGAGTTCAACCATACCTAAAGTCATTCCGGCGATAGCCCCTGTCACTGTCGCAAGATTCTTAGATTTAAGTACTAATTTATCAAACTCTACTTGCTGAGCTTTTGTAAAATTTGCAGCTTTTTTCATTGGGTTAACAAATGCTGTTTCTAATCCAGTTGCAATTCTGCGCATGATGTATCCACCACTCAAAGGATTAGAAAGTAATTGTTTTAACGCACCGGAAAGATCGGTCAATAGTGCAGTAGCTCCTGCTACCTGCTCAGCTCCGCTGACATTTAAATTAAGATTCTGAGTATTTTCTATACCGCCAATATCTTGAGACATTTAATCACCTGAAGTTATTACATCTAATTCTTCTTCTGAAGGAGCACCCTTAAAAGAAACTGAAGTATTTTTACGTAATTGTCCAGCGACATCAGATGGAATTGGAATATCCATATCTGATAAATCACCATCTACCATTAATTTACGTTGTTTATCATAATCCACATTTATTCTCTTATTATCTTGATTATCCTTATAATTTTTATACATTTCAGCATCCAGCCAAGGAAGAAGGCTTTCTCTTAAAGAGATAGCATAATTTGTCCAAAATTCTCTATCTGCAGTGTCACAAGCTGTGATCCAAACAGCCTTTGCATCGCTGCTTCTGCCTATATCTCCAGTATGCTTAAATTCCTTCCACCTTATTATGGAAATTGCGGTCTTGCAATACTCGGTCAAGTTCTTTTGCAAATAATTTTCCCAACTTGATAACATCCAAAGGTAATGACTATATAAACGTCCTAAAATAACAAAAGATATATTTCTAATACGGTCGGAATCTACATCTCTGTTATTTATTTTGCTTATTAAACTTGTAAGATCTTGTATAAAAATATCGTCACGAGATTTAGTAGGTATTTGAAAGGTTACAGATACGTTACGCAATTCAGACTCTTTCCAATCTTTAAATGGAAAAGTAGTAATCTCAGGAAGATCTTCACCGAATAAAAAAGCACTTATATCATCAAAATTAAACTTCTGTTGATGCGGATCGGGCGTCTTTATCTTCCAACTGTTGCTTACGTTCCTCAAAACTTTCTCCTTCTTTAGTCGCGGGAATTTCTGGTTTGTTATTCTCTACATTAGGTTCAGATTCTATTACTTCTTCTTTTGGAGTTAATGTGTTTGCGGAAATTATAATGAAATCCTTTTGATAATCTCCAACATATCCAGCAATACCTTCTGGTGTAATTATTTCAGCTAATTCATACTTAACATAGAATGAACCTGCGGGAATTGCGGACTTAGGGTATAATTGATTTGTAATTCCGCATATTACATTGCCTTGTAATTGCCGAGCTTGTTTTAAAGTAAGCGCGCCATACACAGCATCAAGTCTGTCTACTACAACCTTCTCTAAATTACGTAAGAAGATAGATACCCATTCTCTAGGAGATTGAAAATCGGTTTTATTAGCTTCATTATATCTTGTTAATTCTTCAGCATTAATTAAAGATCTACCTTCTATAGAAAGAATTGATCTAGAAAGAATTTCAAACTTTGCGAACTCTAATTGAGCATTCTCATCTTTCCCTTTGTTCTCTGCATTGATATCTAAAATTTCCCCGGCATTACATAACCTCATAGAAAATATTTTATCCTTCCACGCATGAGATCCTTCCCAGTCTTTAAATGGCTTAACTTCATAAATACCATCGCCATTCAAAGCCCCAAGATTTTCAAAAGATTCGGCTTGTGGATTTTCCACGTTACCTGTGATTAGTCTCATAATTGCCCTTCTTTATTTATATAAAAAAAGGAGAAGTCAATCAAAACATATTGTGGGTGTCTGAATCACTTCTCCATTAAAATATTGTCATTTTTTATTACTGTCTGCTGACTATGATCCTCTCAGGCCATAATGTAACAGATTCAGTTACCGTGATAGTTCCTTCTCTGATTGTTTTGCCCCATGTTTGAATCCAACAACGTTCATAAACGATTATACGTGAAGGGCTACCAAGTGATGCAGGGCCTCTTACTTCCTCTACAATTTGTATTGGATCAGTAACTTGAGATATATCTTCAAAAGTTGCGAAGCCTAATTCTTCCATCATACCAGCATTATAGGTTTCAAGTCTATCAAGTGAAATGGTAAACTCCGTTCTACCAGGAACTATTTCAACAATATCATCTATCTCGTTAAGTATTTCTCTTACTCTCTCGAGGTTACGATTTGCAGAAGGATTAAATCCTTGGACAGTTCCTATCACAGACCCATTAGCTTTAACGGTGTATGCATAGGATGCAACAGTTGTTGTATTAGGAATACGAGTCATTATTTATTACTCCTCTTTATTATACGTAAGTTGATACTGTTACTGAAATATATTTCAGCGGATATAGATATTTAATTGAACAGGTCACTTCAATTCTTCTAGGCTCAACAGGATCCTGTTTAGCAGATATTTTTGTTTCTCCTGTAGAAGGATCATCATTAACACCGTAACCATAAATCTCACCTTGTACAACTAATGATCTTAATATAGCTTCAGTAGTTGCTATAACATCGTTCGGTGTAGTAGGAAGAATTACTTTTCCTTTACCTGTATAAGTATTTTCTAATCCATTTCTTAAAGATCTCTTAACTAATCGTTTCTGAGATATAACTGATATTTCTTGTGTATCCGCACTAGTTGGGTCAGTGGTTATGGCATCTCTAATCTTAATAAAGTTAGATTTGCTCTCTAATACCAGGCAACCATTAGCGGCTAAGAAATTCATTTCAAAATCAGTCCATTTTTCATTTGTTATCGTAATACCTGCAACAGGCATTCCTGTAATAGGTGTACTTCTCTTGCGTTGTGCTACATGTTTTCCTGCAACAGCGGATGCTAAGAAGTTACCATCTAATATCATCGCATTTCCACTTTCATCAGTTCTTGCACATTCAGAAGGTACAACATATACACTATCTTCACTTCTTAATACTGTAGACCTGTAAGTATAAGTACCGGCAGTGGCAGGATCTCCTATAGCGTCAAAACCATCACTTGCAAAATTATCAGACGGAGAACCTTGCATAAGTCCTCTTTCTTTTCTATTCTGATTCATCTTGCCAACATGAGTAAAAGCATAAACTAGTAAAGTTTCCTGTTGTGATCTTGTAACAGAACCACTAGGGAATACAACTACTACTTGTTCGATATAGTTATACTTCTCTAAATTATCAATTGCGGTCTTATAAGCTGTTTCATTATAAGCTGACCCTGATGCTTGTGATACTAATACAGCGGGTGCGCCATTTTCTAAATTAATTGCACCAGCAACTGATAAAATACCAGTAGTGGCACTTTCTGATCCATGCTTTTCTGTTAGTAATTTCTTATCATTAAATAGCGTTGGTGTAAATTGAGAAGCAGGTACATCATATGTGTACGTCACAAAATAAGTATTACCAGAAGATGGAACATCATCTCCAGAACCTGACCAGGTAAGAAATCCTGTGGCATCTACAGATGCGCTTGCTGCATTATATAATCCACCACCTGCTGAAATATGGGCATAACTAACAAGCCCTTCTACAATTCCGGCGAATGAAGCTATTTGAGATACAGCTACTCCAGCAGCTGAAAATGCGGCTAGATAATCGATTGACCCTGTTCCTCTTACAACAGCCTCGTCAGTCACTACACGAGTCATAGAGCCCATACCGACAATCGCAGTCACTCTTGTGGCTTCTCCTAAGTTAATCAAACGCGGATTATCTAAAACTGTTACATCCACTCCAGGTGGGCTATAAACTGTTGACATAATTAATTCCTCCAGTTACTAAATTTCTTAGAGTTATTGTGTAAAATCTAATACAGATATAGAGGAAATTTAATTAGCTTTCAAGGGCTAAAGTGCCAACAATATCGTTCAGAAGTGCGGTTTTCCCATATCTTTTTATGTAAGAATCCGGATCTTCTCCAGAAGGCAGTTGCACCTTGGAAGAAATCATATCAGCTTTCGCTAATATCGGAAGAATTTTGCGGTATGCCTTATCTCCAGCGATATCGCCATCATACACTAATACTATATTTTTTGTGAAATATCTCAGGAAATATGCATGTTCCTGAGTAAAAGCTGTGCCACAAGCCGCAACTACATTGTGCAAACCGTGCATAAATAGGGAAACTACATCGAAATTTCCTTCTACTAATATCACAAACTTATTATCTCTTATGTATCTCGCAGCATTATGCAAATTGAAAAACATTAAAGATTTAGAGAAGATATCGCTGGAAGGTGTATTGATGTATTTGGCATATTTATCATCCTTATTGTAGGATGGTAAAATATTAGCGCTGAAACCCAAAGTATTGCCAGAAACATCAGCTAATGGAAATGTTATACGTTTGGTAGTAACATTATATGCGTTATTTTCATACATCGCTGCAATCTTAGTTTCGAATAATAAATCATTTGGTAAGTGATTAAGTGCAAGAAACTCAGAAGTTTTGGCAAATCCTGGATCATACCCTAATTTAAAATATTTGATATAATCATCAGTCAGCCCTCTGGAGTATAAATATTGTAGTGCTTCGGGAGTCTCAAATAAAGAATGTATGAAGAATTTTTCTACTTTACTAATGTACCCCGTATAAGTTTTATACTGTTGTTGTATTTCTTGTATTGTCATACACGTGCGAAATCTTTAAACTTTACTTTAGTTATAATTCTACTGCCGTCTCGGGCAAACAATTCGACTTTTGGACGCGCAACTATACCTTCTGCTATAAAATCTCCCCATTGAGATTTGAAACCTTTTTGGGCGTAAGCAACCATGGATTTCAATCCCCCTCTTCCAATTATAGGCACATGCTCTATGCCCAACTTGAATGCGATTTCTTCAACTGCCGCCCTTTTTAACCACCATTTACCAATCTTCACATCAAATAATACAAAAGATGCATCTGTTCTATATTTCCCGCCTTTTTGAATCTTGCCGCCAAACCCTTCTCCATATAAAGTAACCATCGGAAGATCTTCTTCATCTTCTATATTATCAAAAAGAAAAACATGTTCAAGCTTGCGTAATGGAAACATCTCGTCTAATTTAGATAATAAGAAATTAGGTGTTTCCGCTCTATCAGTTTTACCTTGGAACTCTACTCCTTTAATAAGAGGGTATGGGTTATACTGTACTCTGATATTAGTACCATCTACTTTCTCAGTCCATTCCCAATCAAGATTCTGAAGAAATTCAAATTCAGGAAGTGCAAATTGTCCACCTAAAAGTGTTTTCATATTAGTCTCAGGATCCCTCAGATATACGGTTTGTATTTTTTGATATTCTACCATGATATCCTCATATTATTGTTATTGCTATTTTTACATACTTGTCTGAACCGGGCTCTGTTTCCATTTCTACAGAAGTAAAATCATACCTGCCTACTTTATTCAATGCTTGCCGTCTTAATAGTGATCTAACCGCTTTAGCTGAATATGCATATGCATAATAAAAACTACCTAAACTAAACCCTCTATAACGTGTTTTTCTTGTTAAAGACATTTTTAATCCCGTAATATATACTTTTAGCTTTTAACATTATAAAGGCAACGGGCCCAAATACTAACAAATCTAATAAATTAAAATGTGCTAAATGATCCGGGCAAATGCCTAATACATGTAATATTGTTTCCCACATATCATTCCTAAAATAATAAAAAATTATAAGGTCTAATTTCAGTCATTTCATATTTATCAAAAATAGGTTCAGGCGATGAAGATAACGACGCAAGTTTATTCTCACGCCCTTTAAAATCTAATTTATCTAGAGGAGCATCGTAAAAATCGTTCAGTGTGACTAATCTTTTACTTATTACCATATTTTCCCGATTGCCTATTAATACACTTTTAATATACGCACTTGTAGTAATATCACGTATGTTAGCAAACCAATCTCTGATCCTGCCGTTATCATTAAGAAGTTGTACTGCAGTTTTAGGACCTATCCCTGCAACACCAGGTACATTATCACTGCTGTCTCCTACTAAACAAAGATAGTCAGATAAGAAATCTGGAGTTATTCCAAATTTCTCTTTTACTTTTTCAGTTGTGTATTCTACGTAATTACTATGAGAAGGTGTACATACTGTTACGCGCTCATTAACCAATTGTAGCATATCCTTATCATTAGATATTATTACAATCTTAAAATCTTCAATTGTATTTTGTTTCTTCTCTAATATAGATTTCACAAGTGATGCTATTACATCATCACCTTCATATCCTTTATCACTAGTATATTGAACCCATCCTAACCTAGAAATTGCTAATTGGATATCTTCTATTTGATCATCTAGCCCTTCTCTTGTGTTTTCATTTCTATGAGATTTGTACCCAGAATAGAGTTGCTTGCGTAATAAATTCTCTCTCTTATCACCCCAACAAAAATAAAGATCAACAGGGGAATGTCGTTCTATTTGATTTTTTAACATCAAAAAGAAACCATGAAATGCCCCTTTCAATAAACCTGCAGTAGTCCTTAAAGTATTCTTTTCACATGTAAAAGCATGGTAACCTATATGAGCTAAACTTTCAGCGTCAATAACAAAATATACATTTTGTGGATTACCTACTATTATCTCAGTTCCGGAAGGCTTGTTATTATTGATCTTGATGACTGGCATCTTTTTCTATCTCATCATGAATTATTTTATTTTGGCTATCTAACTCTTCAATTGTTTTATCTAATCTTCTAGCCAGTTCTGCTTTTATCATCAATTGCATCTTGCCGAGAAAATCTGCATCTTGGTTAGCTAAAAACTTGTCCCAATAAATATTATCGAAATTATATATCTTTTTCTCCATTGCTTCCTGCATACGTAATACCATCATCAAAGGCCATCCAATAATATCATAGAACTCATCATTGAGCTCTTTAGTCATATTATTGACTACATAAGCATCTTTATATTTGTCAGCAGATACTTTAAGCCTATTAAGTACCTCTTCAATAACTTCTCTTGCTTTATCTTCATTAAACGCCATTATTTCTCCTATACTTGCGCTATATGCGCTTTGTTTATTAAATGTGCTATAATCTATGCTAATAGTCCATTTGCGACTATTTCTCTATTTTTCATGAGATTATTATACACGACATTCCAGTCATCTGTAATATCTATTTCTTCTAAAGATCCCCAATGTGTACCTACTTGAAGTTCGGCAAGTAAAGGTACTATAATAGGTTCAAATGCTTCATCTTCAGGTTTTCTTTTCATCTCAACATGTATCAAAGCAAGTACTTCCTGAAGTTCATTATCCGGAATATTAAATATCAAAGAATCATATACTGTAAGTACTAATCGTGTCTTTAATTCTTTTGCCCATAAATATCTATGTATTCTAATAGCTGCCATAAACGTTAAATCAGATGCAGCAGATTGGATAGGGGCGTTGATGCATTGTCTTTCAGCTTCTGCCATCTTATTACTATCCGAAGAAAGTATATCTTTTAATCTTCTTTTTCTTCCAAATAAACTTTTTGAATAACCATCTACTCTAGTATGCGCGGTAGTAGTTCTAATCCATTTATATGCAGAAGGATATCTTCCAAAGAAAGCATTTATAATAACTTCGGCCTGTGTTTTTGAAATGCCTAACTGTTTAGCAACACTAGCTGAACCTCTTCCATACATCAATCCAAATACTACATTCTTAGCTGCCTGTCTTTCAGGTTTTATAACATCTGCTATAAGTTCTTCGTATACGTCGTCTGGGAGATTACCTTCGGGAATAACTTTCCCCTTCCCCGCTGCTGCCATCAACTTATGTATATCAATGCCCATATTCAAATCATAAAGTGCTTGCTTATCTTTAGCATAATCTATCCACATACGAAATTCCGCTTGTGCTAAATCCGCTTCACATAACCAATTTATAGGCTGTCCAGGGATATCAGGATCACAACAAAAAATATCTTTAATATCATCAGCTGTTCCTGTGCGTGGGATATTATTAAGATTAGGATCTCTTGAAGAAGGTCTTCCAGTTACAGTACTATGTAACAAATAATTTGTATGTACTCTATTCTTTTCAGTTAATCTGCCTCTTATACCATCCAAAAAAGTACTTTTAAGATGGCTCAATGTCCTATACTTTGAAATAGATGCACAAAATTCATTCTTCTTAGCATATTCCTCTAATACTTCAGCATCTGTACATGCTCCTCCTGACTTTGTCTTTTTAATTACAGGTAATTTCATCCTATCAATCAATAACTCTTTGAGTTGTTTAGGAGAATTAATATTAAATTCAAAATCAAGTAACTTTGGTTTCTTCGATAACCTCATACTAAGATAATCTTCAAATGTAGGATGTCGTTTAACAAGCGTTTTTGATCTACTCCAATGTGCTTTTATTTCTTCCTTTACCTGATGTATACAGTCATATTCATATTGACGTACTTGAGGAACGTTTTTCACTACATCTAATTGAATTTCCATTCTGTCAGTGTAACTCTCGATAGTCTTTTCTAAATAAGGTACATCAATTGATACACCATTGTATTCAGTAGTTAATAAAACTTTACTTGTAGGAATCATAACCTTATTATGTACAAAAGATAATCCTTCTTCTTCAATTAAAGGATTCATCGCCAAATATGCTCTTAATGTTACATCAGCATCAGCCGCAGCATAAGGATGTATCACATCCATTGGGATATCTTTATAGTTATCAATTTTATTTTCGTTCTTGTATTTTTCTAAAGGAGCATCATAGCCTCCTATATCAGTATATTCCCATGCCAATAATTCTAATCCATGTTTTTCGTTTTCATTGAGTAAATAATGCATTAGCATAGTATCTGCAATAAAATTTCTAACATATATTTCATGTGTTATAAAACATTGTATATCATAACTGCCATTTTGAAATACCTTGCGACTTTTATTCTCCATGACTTCTTTTACTTTAGACCAGAAATAATATGAATCATCTTTAAAATATCTACTATCCAATAATACTGCGGAATGAGTCTCCCAAGAAAATGAAATAATAAAAATCTCAGCTTCTAATGGATTCAATGATGTTGTCTCAGTATCGCACGACCATAAATCATGTGTATGTAATTTGTTTACAACCCAGTCTAATTGTGCTCTATTAGTTACGATGTGATAATCGACTGGCTCAGGTTTATCAACTGTTATTTTACCATCAATGAAATCCGCGACTTTCTTCATATCCTTTACTATTTTAGATCTTTCAATTGGATTCACTTCAAGATATGAAGGAGAAAATGTAGGTAATACTTGGCATTTAAGTTCTGGATGTGTAACCATCTCTCCTCTTGCTTGGGTAATAGCGCCAAGAGCAGGGAATATAGTTTTAAGTGCAATACTTCCTAACGGTACTATCAATTCAGGTTTTAATTCCTCAATTTCCTTGTACAAATATTTTGTACATGTATTTATTTCTTTTTTGCTAGGTGTTTGATTATCAGGAGGTCTACAATTTACAATGTATGCAATTCCTACAGTAGATAAATTAATATTTACTTCTGTGCATATCTGTCTAAATTTTTTACCTGCAGGCCCACAAAAATAAGATTGTTTACTACTATCTTCTTTACCGGGCTTATCATCTATTAATAAAACCTTTGCACCTTCAGGCAATCTAGAAGGAACAACTCTAGATAATTCATTACCTAGTTTACAATCCCGGCATGCACGATCATGGTGTGATTTAAGTAACTCCATTAAACCTCACATAGCTCTTTTAAATATAGGATATTCTCACCTGCTAATTTCTTAATCTCTGTAGGGGCTATCCAATCAATTGGAGCACGTACTCCAAGAGGCCAATCGTTCTCTATCAATGCCATTCCTTTATGTGCTGCTGATATTGGTAAAGATGTATCAATTGAAGAAATCTGATTGAACTTCATAAGGTCTAAAATTTCATAAGGATTAGGTAATCCTAATATATGGATAAGTAAATCATGTTCTTCGCACGTTTCAATAATATTAGTCTTTCTAAAAAGTGTAGGGCGGTAAAACATATGATAAGGAACCCCAATTGTTCTAATTGGATGTTTTTTAGATTGCCTTATATAATATTCCAGGCAAAATAAATAATCATTTATACTCTCACCTTGTAATACTCCCATATAACTAGGTACATTCAATTCTGTTAATGCCCTATGTAAAAATTCATCTGACATTGCAATAGTTGTACGCGCATCGTTTATAGCATCAGGTAATACTACTTGGTCAGGCTTTAATGATTTAACTATCTCAGAATAATCAGCAAACTCCATGCTTTTACCATTTTCGAATGCTCCATTATCTAATATCATGAAACGTGATTGTTCACTTTTTCGAAGTTGTTTATAAAAAGCATCGTACGAATCATTATCCTCACAATAACTTGCTATAACAAAATCATAGTCTGTAAGGCAGAATTGATGAAATAAAGATACTGGCAATTCTACAGCTAGTGGTAATGCGGATTTTCGCATATTAACTCCTATTAATTTAATAAATTTATAATACACGTATAATAAAAAAGCCCAGTACAATACCGGGCTTTCAAAGGTCAATAAATAGAATGTTTATTTAGATGTTTTTTCTGTCAGGTGTGCAGGCACTTCTTTTTTATCTTTTTCCAATTTCTTAATCAAATTATACTTCCTTGGTCCTCTGATCTGACGTATAAGATTTACTCTCTCAGGTGCGCCCACCCCTATATCATCATGAGCTGTTATAACAGCATCAGCTATATCTTCTGCGGATTTCCCTTCCATAAGTAATGGATTAATAATCCCAGACATGTTGATCTTTTTTGATTTGTCCATCTCTTCTGCTTTCTTTATTGTTGTTTTCTTTTCTTCTTTAATTTCTGTTACAGATGTTGTTTCAGGAGATTCAGTAATAGTTTCAGGAGATGCAGTAATAGTTTCAGGAGATGCAGTTTCTACTTTTGCAGAAGGTATATGAAGATTTTTATCATATGCAATAAGCTCAGTAGTACCAGATATATTCAAATGTTTATTCTCGTCATTAGTTTCACTTTCAACGGTAACGCTTGTGCATCCTAAATTAGTTCCGTTCACTTTAACTACCTTTATCTTATATAGCATACCTACAGTTAAATATTCCTTACCGACTTCTGCGTCTCGCGCCATCAAACGTGGGTAAGTGTCTGACATTTTTAAACGATCCGCTTTTTCTTTTTCATCCATGTTTTATATTTCCTTAAATTTCATTAATAATTATATACACGATAATTCCTGTTTACGAGCTCCCTACTACTTGCATAAGATTTTGGCGTAATCTTGATGGCTGCATATTTATACTCTTAGCAGCTGCCGTGAGTGACTCTCCATCAAGAATCATGCGTATAGATGCGCGTAATTTAGATTCTTGCTTTTTTAAATGTTCAGGCATTTGTAAATGTTCTAAATCAATATCAAAATCCTGGAGAACGCCTGTCGAATCATCTGACAACACATCAAGTAATACACTCTCTTCGCCGCTCCCTGAATTTTTACTAATCGGTGCAAAAATACTTTTAGCTTTATGATTAGTCATTGTTCTTGCACAATTCTTATTACTCCATACAAATACAGTGCCATCTTTCAATTTATCATGCGCTTTACGTGCTTTTAATATTGCTTGTTTATCCTTCTTAAAGAATAGATCTAAAAATTGGTCATACATAAAATCTATAAACATTGGAGGGCGTTTCATACCTTCAATTTTATCTTGATAAGCATCCCAAAATCTTTCATCATAATTATTAGTATCTAACCAATTCGTAAAATCTCCCTCTTCTTTATAAACACCTCTTCTTCTTGCGGAAGTTGTTAATATATTATTAACAATTAATTTAAAGAAAATTGAAAATTTCTGACCACTAGGTTTCGGCCCCCAAAACCTTAATACGAAAAAACTCTGATATTTAATATCAGCTACATCATTCTGTACTTCGAAATCCTGAAAGTTATTTGACTTATGACTATACATAGATGCTTTTGTAGCATACATCACTAAGTGCTTCCATAATTTTTCAAATATTAAACCATCAACTTCATAAACTGTTTTTGTCTGTCCTTTTTTAGCTCCCTTATAATAAGTGCGCACAGGAGATGCATATTTCTTTTTTAAACCCTCTTCCGAAGATATTCTATCTTCTTGGTATTTAAAAAATCTATTACGTTCGGCGGGTTTCATTTCGCGGCAGGCTTTAAGAGATAAGATATCAATTTCGGTCATTAATAAAGCTATCTGTTCTGGTTGCATTAATTACGCCCTTTCTTTATTTGTTATTTTAATCATTGAATTAAATATACAAACATAGCACTGAAAAGTCCCGGCAAAATTTTGCCCCAATATA